ATCTCGGGGATGAGATGGCCGACGCGGTCAAGCAAGAGCTGATTGCCGGTTGGAACGCCGATGCTGTTCTCGCCGCCACCCGCCAACGTCAGATCGCCGAAGCCAGCGCGCGCATAGAGCAATGCGCCATCGAAGGCATCGGCCAGAAGGACATGAGCATAGACGCTGACGCTTATTGGTCTTGGGAAGCAGCGGAGCCGGGATGTTGGAAGGACAAAGCCTTCCGCGACTGGTTCAAGAAAAAGAACCCCGAGACTGTTGTGCCCTATACCCCCCGCAAAACCACTGTCCTCATCTAATGATTAAAGCACCCAAGCCAGAGGACATCACGGCGATGCTCTACGAGATCGACCAAGCGGACGCCGATGGCAGCCAATATGTTCAGCGCAAACTGCGCAACTGGAATACGCGATTCTGTATCTGGCCGGGGCAAAGTGAGGATGGCCGGAAGTGGTCCGGCTCTCAAGGCAGGCAGCCCTGGCCCTGGAGTGGGGCATCCGATGTTCGTGTGCGTCTGGCCGACAATATCATTTCGGACAACACGGCCCTCCTCTGTAACTCCTTCTTCAAGAGCCGCGTGCAAGTCCAGCCCGTCGAGAGCATGGACGTGGACAAGCGCAATGCTGCTGAGGCCGTAATGAAGTGGCTTATGTTCCAGCACTGTCTGGACGACTTGCGCCGCGAAGTAAAACTCGCCGCCCAATTCCGCGAGACCTACGGGCTGGCCGTCATGGCGGTTGACTGGGTGCAGACCAGCCGCACCGAGATCAAGTCCTTCAGCATGGAAGACGCGCAGATGATGTTGGAGCAGTCGCAAGACCCCAACCTCGCCGCCCTTCTGGAAGTGGTCATGGACCCGCTGCAAGAGGAGACGGCCGCCGAACTATTGGGGCAGATCATTCCTGAGTTGGGCAAAGTTTCCAAAGTCCGCGAGTTCCGCGAGAAGGGCCTTGTCGAGTGGGAGTCGCCTTACATTTTTGAAAGCAAGCCGGTGTGGACCGCGCTTGAAGCATGGGAGGATGTCATCTTCCCCATTCAGACCTTCAGCCTTCAGCGCGCCGCGTTCGTTGCCCGCAGAGAATTGCTCACAGAAGTGGAGTTGCGCGAGCGCGGCGCAGTTGAGGGCTGGGATGAGGAGTGGATCGAAGACGCCGCCAAACACAAGGGCCAGCTCAAGCGCATCTCGCTCAACATCCACCGCACCGACCAGTTCCTTTACGAGCAACTGCGCGACATGTGCGAAATCTGGCACGTCTACCGCAAGGAGAACGACCCGAAGACCAACGCCATCCGCGTCACCCGTTCGGTCATCAGCTACCATGTCCCTGACAAGGTCGGCGTGCATGAGCTACTGCCCTATGCCCACGGCCAATATCCTTTCATCGAACTCCCCCGCGAGCGCGCCACCCGCCCTCTGCTAGAGAGTCGCGGCATCCCCGAGCTGGTGCAGACCGCGCAGGAGGAAATCAAGATCCAGCGCGACTTCCGCTCCGACAGGGCCAGCATCAGCATCCTTCCGCCCGTCAAAGTGCCCGCCAACCGGGGCAAGTTTGACCTGGTTCTCGGCCCCGGCATGCAGATCCCCGAACGCCGCCCCGGCGAGATCGAGTGGATGAATCCCCCTCGCCCCGACATGGGCAGCATCGAGGTGGAGGCCGCCACCCGCGCGGACGTGGACAATTACTTCGGCCGCATCAGCGATGCCGTCCCACAGCAACGCTACATGCTCCACACGCAGGAGCTAATCGACTCTTGGCTCATCGACATGAAGCTCTGCATCGCGCAGACCATGGCGCTGGCGCAACAGTATATGACTGCCGAGGAGGTCGCGCGCATCACCGGCAATGCCCAGTTGGCATTCAACGCATCGCCCCAAGACATCCGGGGCCGCTTTGACATTACCGCTGAGTTTGACGCGCGCCTCCTCGACAACGAAGCCCTCGGCGCAAAGCTCGAATACTTGGCCAAGGTGCTTGTCCCGCTCGACAGCTTCGGCGTCATCGACCGCGCCGGCCTTGTGAAATACATGTTCCAGGCGGTCGATCCCAACCTCGCCGGAATCCTCGTCCAAGACATCGGCCAAGCCACCGCCGCCGAACAGGAGGACGAGCAAGGAGCCTTCGCAAAAATCGCCGCAGGCACCGAACCACCATTGAAAGAAGGCGGGCAAAACGCGCAGGTAAGGCTGCAAACCTTGCAGCAAATCATTCAGTCCAACCCCGCCGTCCAGCAGCGGTATCAGCAGGACGAAATCTTCCGCTCGATGCTCGACGCCCGCGCACAAGCCTTCCAGTTCCAGCTGCAACAGCAGCAAAACGCAGTCATCGGCCGCACCGGCGCCCAGCCCGCGCTGCAAAAGCTCCAGCAAGACCAGCAACTCGGCATGACCGCCCAACCCGCCGCCTAACCCATGCACCCCAACGTCTCCGTCCGCAACATCGCCGGTCTAAATATTCCCCAGCATAACGCCGTCGAGCTGAACTACGTCTCAACGACCAACAACCTCTCCACGGTGGTCTACAAGGAAGGCGCCCAAACGGTCGCCACGCTCACATTCACCTACGTTGGCGGCACGCCGACAGCGAATGACGCCAAGATTGCCACCGTGACCCGCTCCTAATGGCCTTCGGATTCAATCCTTTTACCGGCAACTTCGACCTCACCGGAGGAGGCGATGCTGCGCCGTTCGCCGGACAGGTAGACGCCTACGCCGACCTCCCGCTGGACAGCGCCGCCGCGCTCAATAGTCGCTGGCTGGTGAAAAACAATTCCGGCACTTGGCCGTTTAGCACCTACAAGCAGGCCGGCATCTACATTCGTGTCAGCACGGTCGGCGCCTCCCGCGACACCGACTACCAGTTTGTCGGCACGCTGCCCTCGGTGATGAACGACAGTGAGTTTCTCGTCTACGACGATACGGACGCGACGAAAAATCTTAAGTTCAATGTCGGCGCCAACGTGCCCACGGCCAGCACGGTCACGCTAACTGCGCCCTCGGCGTCTGGCACCATTGGCTTCCTCCAATCCGTCAGCAGCATCACCGTTTCGACCGACCACCAACTTACTGCCGCACGCAACCAGCGGGTGCTGGTCAACAGCACCGGCGGCGGATCTGGCACCGCTGTCTATTTGCCCGCCACCGGCAACGCCGAAGGCGACCGGCTGGAAGTGGCGTGCGTCGGCCTAACTTCTGGAACCCTCAACGTCCGCACCGGCCAGTATAATTTCACGGTAAGCGTAGCGATGGTCCTGGGCGAGCAGCGCACGTTCATCTACGCCTCCGGTGCGTGGACGGTCGGCACGGTCGAAAGCCACACGCACAGCGGTCTTGGCCCCACGTTTGCATCCTCCGCATTTCGCGTTACCGAGCCAAGCGGGCTGGTGACAAATCAACTGGCGTTTAGTTTGTCCGGTATAACTGCTGGAGCAACCCGCACGCTGACCGTCCCAGACGCCTCCGGTCGCATCCAGATCGAAGGCCAGCCCATCGGCAACACCACGCCAGCCGCAGGAACCTTCACCACGCTCGACACCGCAGACGGTTCCAGAACCGCTCTGCCGTTCCGTTTCACCGGCGAAACCAACAACGGATTTTACCGTCGAGCCGCAAACACGCTGACTTTTGTAACTGGTGGCAGCAACCGCTTTGAAATCAGCGGCAGTGCGGTGCGATTAGAAGTCAACCAGTCCTTTAACTGGGTATCCAACGATTTGACTGGCTCACCCGATTTGACTTTAGTCCGTGATGCCGCAGACACCCTCGCCCAACGCCGCGCGGCCAACCCCCAAACCTTCAACATCTACAACACCTTCACCTCCTCGACGAACCACGAACGCGGCTTCCTTCGTTGGTCGAGCAACACCTTTACTATCGGCACGGAGAAGGGATCGGGCGGCGGGACGGCGCGGGGTTTAGCCCTTCAAGTAGATGGCGCTGATCGACTGACGATAAATACAAACACAACTACTGGTGTTGGAATTGCCAGCAATCTTTCCATATCGAGCAGTTTTGGCATAGGGCTGCGGAGCGGTAATTTTGCCACCGCAACAACACGCATTCATTCAGATGCCTCTGACACTATTGATTTGCGGCGAGATGGCAACGGCCAGCAAATCCGCATCTATAATACATACGCTTCTTCCACGGATTTTGAGCGAGCCAGACTGCGCTGGGCCAGCGACGAATTTATCCTCGACGCTGAAAAAGGCGGCACAGGCACCCTGCGCGGCATCAAGATCGGCAGCGCGACTTCTTCGCTTCTGGGTTTCTATGGCGTCACCCCCGTCGATCAACCCGCCACCGTAGCTGACCCCGCAGGCGGCGGAACGGTGGACACCGAAGCTCGCACCGCGATCAACGCGATCATCGACCGCCTGCAAGAACTCGGACTTATCGCCTAAAAAATTATGCTAACCAACCCAACACCAATAGAAGTCCCCGCCGTAGCCGCCAAGGTCTACGACAGGCTGCACGTTTACAGTCTGTCCGCCATCCAGCCGACCGCTGATTCCGGCAGCATCACGGTTGAGTTGCTGCCCGCAACGGCAGACGGCGAACTGGCCAACGGCTCGCTCGTCCAGCGCATGACCGCGCCGCTCAACCCCGAAATCATGGCAGCGGTGCCCGAACTCGCCGCAGCGTTTGCCGCAGTGCTGGCCGCGATTCCGGCGACACAGGCTTACCTCGCCGCGCAACAGGAGGCTCCCGCAAATGAATAAGCAAGTCACGCTGACCGAAGAGCAAGCGAAGTTGGTCATGCAGTGCCTCGACCTCGCGTGCAAGCAGGGCGGGCTTAATGCGGCGGCGGCGATCCTGCCGGTGGCGGCTGCGATTGAGGGGCAGTTGACGGAGACGCCGGCCGCTAACGAGTAATGAGGACTGTCACCCTACAGTCTATTTTGCTCCGCGCATGGCAACGTGTCGGCAACGACGCCAGCGATGTGGCAAATATTCCATCCGGCGCCCGCACCATGCTCGTTGCCGCCGCCAACGAACGCATCGCCGACTGCTGGGAGTGGGCCGATTGGCCGGAGCTTATGCGCGTTGAAAGCCGCACCGTCGAAGGCGACGACACGACCGGCTACTTCATCCCCTACGAGCAGAGCGGCCAGACCGCCATGGGCGAGGTCTTTTCTGTCATGAGGGACAATCCGGCAACTAACGTCTACCCGAGAGAGATCGGCTACACGCTGCTCGGAGACAACATCAGATTCCCCGAAGACAGCGACTTGCCGACCAGTGTGTGGGTCCGCTACCGCATCCGCCCGACCGAATACAGCGTCAGCAACCTCTCGGCGACTGTGCCAAGCGTCATCGCAAAAGCTGTCGGCTTGATGCTCGCCGGCGATCTGCAAACCGAAGACGGACAGCTTGATAAAGCTCTGGCCATGGAACAGCTCGCAGAGGCCGAACTCATCGCCCAGCGCGACAAATACTATTTCCAGCAAGGGCAGCCCAGCATGTGGACGGCCCGCGTCAACCAATACTAATCAACTACTAAAA